AACCCCCAATGAAATTAATAGTATTATTAACAAGATAATTAGTTCCTCCAGAAACAACTTCTATGTCTCCCAAAATATTCAGTTTATCTAAACTAGAAGTTCCTATTATTGTTGCACTATTTGATACGACATTATATTTTGATAAAACATTTACTTGTGGTACTGAAACATAGCCAGCACCGCCAGTAAAAAGAGCAACATTCGCTATTGGATATGTTGTAAAAGAAGTTTCGTGCAATGCATCTATTAGTCTAGTATTTGCGTTTGCTGTTGGCATTGTAGCAAACTCATAAGAAGCTTCATTTAAAAACACACTTCTAAAAGGATATATTACATCCTGCATAATCAGATCAACTTCTCTTGGTCGAGTTATATCAATACCAGTAACTGCCGCTGTTGCGGAAGTTACTTGTGTGCCTCCTCCAATAAAAACAATTTCACTTTCTGGATATGGTCGAAATCCCTGCGATCCGTATGTTAGAGTTATATTACCAACACTTCCGGGATTGACTTCAGAAACTAGGGCTGTTGCTCCTATAGGATTATCTATATTTTCATTTAGACCACCAAAAAGGATTACAGGATCTCCTACATTATAATTTAAGCCCTTGAATCTTGAGTTTGGTATAATGGATCTGACCAAACCTACTATTTTAGAAACTAAATTAGATCCGTCTATAATAACATCATTTAAGGTAGAATCTACTATTCTTACTGTTTCTCCGGATATAAAACTTCTATTAATATCACTCAGAAATATTTCTATTTTTTTAGAAGATACTTGGGATTTTTCTATTTTTCCGACCGCTTTTGATGTTTCGCCAAAAATCAAGTAGTTGTCGATTTGCAAAAATCTAGAATCTAATGTGTCCAGTTTTACTGTTCTAGAAGCAGCCCATTTTCCATCAGAAGCTTTTAATACAAATTGTTCAGTTTCCGTAGTTTCACAATCAGAACCATAGATAGATCTAAATAAAAATTTAAATGATGCGGGGGTTGATTTTCTTCTATATATTTCTTTAGAAAATTTTACCAATTTTCTTTTGTCAATTAGAGTATCTTCTGGAAAATATTGTAAGAACTCGTTAAAAAAGAATTGTTCAAATTCGTCTAGTGTATTATCAATATCTTTATAATTTAAGATATTTTTTGCTCGATCTTCTATATTAAGTGGTTGTGCTAACCATTCGTAATAAGATTGTAAAAAATAGATAAACGTTTCGTATGATTCTTCATCCCTAATAAATTGGGGAAGCTGTTTAGCTATCGCTAAAAAATTTCTATAATTTTCTGGTATCATTTTGCTGTTAAATTGACAGTGATTGCATCTGGGTCCGTATCATCTAACGTTAAAATTCTATCCATGTTTGAAGATAGTATTGTATTGTCCGGAACAACATTTATACTTAACTGTTGTAATTCATTATTTATCGCTTGTGGTTTGAAATTAGTTAATGTTACTATCCCATTTTCATAGTCAACAGTACCAGCAGAAGAATTTAATATAATCTTTAATCCATTATTAAAGTAGTAGGTTCTTAGATATCCAAATTGAGAATCTAAGATTGGTTGAGCGGAAGCTAATATTCCACCACCACCGCTAATTTCTACGGTTGCTTGTGTATAGCCGGAACCCGGATTATCAACAACTATATCGGAAATTTTTCCACTTTTAACAATAGCATGTGCTTTTGCTCCAGAACCATCGCCGGATATAATTATTGTTGGAGTTGAAGTATAATTTAATCCTGCTCCTATGATTTTAATTGATTGGATAGAAGATGCCGACGAAGGAACTTCCTCGAAAAATACCTCTGATCTTAATATTAATGCTCCAATACTATTATCAATTGATTTTATAGATGGAGATATAGAAACCGATTTTCTTAAAATATCTCTTTTTATTTTTGTGCCAAACTTCACATAATAATTTTCCGATCTATTTAAATCGGGCAAAATTCTCTTTTGTAATGTTATTTTACATTCATTAGTTATAATTGATGGATTAGCATTTCTAACAACATTTATTATATCTGGTAGTACTAGTGTAGAATTGAAAGTATTTAAAGTTATCTTAGATTGTTGTGATATTACATATTTAATATAGGAACGTAATTCTTCATATGATATCATTGCTTTAGCAGGATTGTATAATACATCTGCATTTATTTTTACATAAATGTAATCCGCATCAACAATCACAGGATCGGCAGTTAGTACACTAATAGGTTTGATTATATTATTTCTAAGTTTATTCTTTTGTGCTAGTGTTAAAGAATAACCTCCTCGTGGTTTTACAGCAACAAACACTTTGCCATAAATTGGAGGATCGTTCTTATCTCCTGCCCAAACATTAACAGAATCGATTGGGAATTGCCCAGAATTTTTTTGTATTAGCGTAATATAGTCGTTCACTGTCACAGCCCTTTCTTGTGCAGCATATGCTTTTGGGGCCATATATTTTATGGTTTCTAATGTTTCTTTTCCTTTCCCGCCATTGCCGGGAATGGTTGTTGTTACAATAACATCTCCGTAATTACCAATTGAATCTGAAACTAATGTAAATTCTGATACATTTTGAATTATTGTTTCTGATACCGCAAGATAGTTAATAATTACTATATTTCCATCTTGTAACTTTTTACCAATAACCCCATCACCAAAATATAATTCGTAATATCCATCAAAAGTTTCTTGAATAAAATATACTTCAGAATCGCCATCCAAAGCTAAGATATCATCAGGATAATTATAAATAGTATTATTAATATCAATAGTAGATTTTTGTATAATAACCCTCAATGTAGACAAGTCTATATTTGATTCGGGAATTCTGAATATTGCTTTCGGATTTTGTTTTACGTTATATAAGAAAGAATATGTTAATGGTTCTCCCTGTTTTATTTGTAAATTTATAGCATTTGCTGTATTATTATATTGATCTCTTGTAATTACTATTTCTTCTAGAGTAACATAAGGATAATTTGTATTATCAATAGTTTCTGTTATGAATTTTGTATGTCTGGGTAATACTATTTGCGAGGATGTTACGCCTTCAAAATATACATTAACAGTTGCTGTTGGTGCAGTGATTGATCCGGGAAGATATCCAAGAACTTTCGCATGAGATATAACAGAACTTCTTTTTACTGCGGTATCTAGGAACATTTCATTTGCAACCATATTCAAATAGTGTGCATTATAATGAGTATTATATGCTAAAATGTCTAGTAGAATAGACAAAGCACTACCTTCATAATTAGCATCCTTTAAGACATTTTGTTCACGCAAAAATGTCTTAAAATTAGATTTAATTTCATCAAAATCTAATCCTGTAAGTTGAATATTATTATTTACTCCTGGCATAATTTATTGTATCCTTATCTTGATCTTTCTAATAAAAAGTCTATTGTTATAGGAGTTGTTGAATTAGCTTCATAATATGTTACTGTTATGACATAACCATTTCTATCTTCGTCTCCTTCAACTTCGATGCTTTGTAATCTTACTCTAGGTTCAAAATTTACTATTGTGTTATAAATTTCCGTTTCCAGATAATTAGCAACCAATGGAGTCATTGGTTCGAATAATAATTTTAATACATTTGAACCAATTTCCGGATGAAATGGTCTTTCATAATGATTAGTTAAAACGAGCGATTTTAACGCTCGTTTTACAGCGGTAGTATTTGTACTTAAAACCAGATCTTTTTTGACAGGATGAATGTTAAACGCCAGATCTAAATCCGCGAAAACAATTTTTTCTACTGGTTTAATATAATTTTGTAATTCCATCTATTATTTATAATATTAATTTATGGTCCCGGACAAACATATCCTTCTGGTGGAGTATATGGGGTTGTTATCATTGTTGCATTTTCCCTACCAGTAGCTCCTGTGGCTCCGGAACACCAAGCATACATTAGAATATCAGAATCTGGAGTAGCATGATGCGTGTCTACGCATTTTTCTGTTCCATCGGGATACTGGAAACACCATTTTGCTCCAGCACCACCAGCACCAGGAGCAGTAATTGCATCGAGAAGATCAGCAAGCCATTGCTCCAAACTTTTCTTTTTAGCAGGATCTTCGCTACCAGCTTTACAAGAAACATTAATTTCTTTGTCAATATATGCTTCCTTCGGGTCTAGCATAGGAATTAGTTCTGGGGTCTGTCCAGATCCACCACAAACCGCAAAATTTGGAGAAGTATATCCTGTTCCAATTGGACCAGATGTTGGAGCCTGTCCGTATTCTCCGGGAAAATATAAATGTGTATGTGGAGCACATTCCACACCAGTTAATACTGTTTTTGGCGAATCTATTTCGATAATCCCACTACCAGAGCTTTTTTCTATTGGAGAAGGACACGCTCCCTCGGCGCTACCCAAATCTTCTCCCGCTCCTTGTGCTCCCATATATATTTTTCCAGCAACTTTTATTACTAAATCCCCCCCGATATTTAAATTTAAAGTCCCGGCAATATTTAATTTTGCATCGGCATTAATATCAACAAATGTTCTTCCTTTAGATTTTAATCTTGTCCATCTTTCGGTTGTATGGTAGTGATTTCCTCTAATATTAGTTAAATCACTACCATGAACCAATCTAACAGCATGTTTCAAGTCTTTTCTGTGAATAGTTCCTGTATGACGCATTTCTTGCATAGTTCCTGTCCTATGCATCAAACAAATACGTTCCTTTCTTTGGGTATCGTCAACATCAAAATAATGTCCGGATTCTGATTGCTTTGAATCATTATACGGGTACACCGCACCATAATCTGGAGCAACTTCGTCCCAAGTTAAATTTCCCGGAAGTTCTATCCCTTTTTTTATATTACTTTTAATGAAAGGAAGTGGAGTTTGTTCAATTTTCTCATTCCTAGCCATCCTACTATTTGTTTGCTCATTTAGTGGATTTGGATATCTTCTTGGTCCTTTATCAGTATATTTCAATCCTTCGCTATCGATCATTGTTCTAGATGCAACTTCTGTCGGACGTTCACCCAATTCTCTAGCAGGATCAGAAAATCCTTTACTAGCCGGATACAGCTTAGTTGGTTTATCAGGAAACCTTCCAAAAATATATGGCTGTTGAGCATCTTTCCCATCTATATAAAAACCAAATACCGCATCTCCTTCTTTAACGCCGTAAGTATTGTTAGATACATTGGAAGGAAATACAGGAATTGCCCAAATTAAATCTTGTGATGGTATTAGTTTTTTATCATCAGTGTGATGAACAAACATTCTTACTTGAATCCTAGATAGTTTTTCTGGATCTTTTCTTCCTTCGACAATACCTGTCCACCAAACAAATCCATCCAATCCGGGTACATTAGTATCATTAATCATAATTAAAAGGTTCCTTGTGATCTTGCTTTAATCAAATCTTCGCTTTCTGCAAAAGGTTTTAATCCTGGGAAATCTTGTGTTGAGACTGCTTTATCATAAGCATCCTTACAAAGTTCCATAGTGGTTTCAAAATTCTGTTCTTGGTCTATTCTGTGATGTAATGCCGTAACTATATATCTTCCACAAAAGAACTTATCTAATTTTTTAGATGCTTCGGTATTTGGTGCTTGTACAGGACCAGCAGATCTTAAATCTATATAAACAACCATTCCAACCGTTAGATTCGTATCTCCGGGAACAGCAACTTTTAATCTTATGGCAGAGGCTAATCTCATTTGCACATATCTATGCGGAATTGTAACATCTATTCTATTATTTTTTGTTTTAAAGCCCATTTTTACTACTGTATCAGGAACTTCGTTATGTTTCTTTTTGAACCTATCTTGTGCAGTGCTCATCAAATGGTAAGAATGATACCCCTTATACAGCGATAACTGCATCATTTTATCATTGAAATATTTCTCATAATCAAACTCTTCTTTTTCATGTAGTCTTTTGAAGTTATCGTTCCAGAATAACCTATTAGAGAAAACACCATCTTGCGTGGCTTCTAACATGTCGTGATTATTCATAATTTGATATGAAATGATATTTTTCACTTCCCATCCGGAAGGATCTGAAGCTTCTGTTTCCCCGTCATTTTTTACTCCATACCAATACTTATCATAATATTCTCCATATTTTTCATAGTCTCCATATATAGCAACAAATGGTTTAAAATTCCATTTATCTTTATCTTGATAAAATAAATAAGAAGCTCCGGTAATTCTAGTATCTTCGCAAATGGCATGGGTGCATAACCAATTAATTGCTTCCATAGGTTTTAAATTTGGAATAATAATATCATATTTTCCCAAAGTTTTAATGCTATCAATAGGATCTTTAATCTTTAAATATGTTTTTGCAATATCATCTACTATTTCATCTATTCTTTTTTGTTTATATGATTTAGAAACTCTATATTGTTCAGATAAAAATATTTCTTCTGTAGAGAAATTTAATACATAATTTTCATTGGAGTCTTTTGTCAGGTTTCTATCTTCCATATTGTATATTCTACAATATTTTTTTAATGGTTTCGAATCTTCTTGACCGGGTTTAAATAATTCCAATTGTAGAAACTCATCTCCACAAAATGATTTTTCGTTTTGCTGATTCGAAGAGTCCGAAAGAATTAAACTCCCGGAACAAGCATTTCCAAATATATCCTCATAATAATTCAATTCCGCATTGGTAAGACGCATTTCCATAGGTTTACCATCGGCAGAAATAATTCTACATTTCTTTAATAGGAAATCTGTGGGACTCGTTAGCCCCAAGAAATCTGTAATAGCGTCTACTAAATCAGACATACAACATACTCATTAGTTTAACAAATTCTTCTACTGCTTGTGCAAAATATTCTTGTTTTAATATTTTTATATTTCTCTTCTTTTCATTTACATAATCTTCATAATCGTATACTGTAACTAACGTAGATCTAATAGTTTCATATTTAATTTCTGTGCCATCATTCAATTGAACTATTTTCTTAAATGGGTCAGTCCCTTCATATAAATTATAATATGTATTTTCATCGACACTATAATATTGTTGGGATAAAATTTCTCCAGTTCTAGTATCGGTCACTTTTACTGTCTTCTGATAACCAAACTCCGGATGAATTGTTGTGGTTGAATACTCTATACCATCCATAAACGTTAAAATTGATAGTTCTAACCCACTTCCGGTTCCCCCCAAATTTGAATTGTTAATGGTAAATATTGTGTTGGCATCATAATTCGATCCTCCACGATATACAGAAACATTTGTTATTTTTCCGGACCCTACAGTTAAATCTGCAATTACTCCACTTCCAACGATATCTAATGTTTCTTCGTTTTTTATAGTCAAATAAACATTATCATAATATCCATCAACATATCCGGAACCTTGATTTTCTATTTTCAAAGAACTTACTGCTTTGGCATCTTTGTATTTGTCTAGTATATAATTTTTAAATACATCATATGACATTGGAAAATCGAAATTGGCATCAAATATTTGATTAGTTATTAAAATTATCCAATGTAATTCTGGATTTTTATAATACTTGTGAGCAATAGATTCTGCTGTATCAGAATCTTTGAATTCATACTGATAATATAAAGAATCTTCGTCAATGTATTTGTCGGCAATTTTTACTCTTGCTATCAAATCCGTTAATAGAATACCATTAACTAGACGCTTCGGATACTTGAAAAAATATTGTGGCATTAATTAACCTTTATGTTTAGATATGAGTCTTCTTTTTCTAGTCTTAAAATCTTCTGCAAAACCAACATAAACTTTCTTGTTAATTATATTTACAGCTTTATATACACAAAACATATTATTCTCGGATAAAATATTATATCATATTTATAAAGAAATACAACAAAAACGTCCCTTTTACTTTTAATATCCTTGATTCACTTTTTCTTTTGTTAATATCTCTGTCTCCTTGAATACCATAGATAAGTGTGTTTGTACAGGCATACCATCATTATATGTTGCCCAGCCATAAGGAGCATAATCGACAGAAAGTTTTTGTAATACACAAGTTGACATTTGGAATATATTTTCGTTGCGACTAGTTTTGTACATATATTCAATATTGAAAGTAGATGGGGCAATCATATATCTACCAACACTTTTGTCAATTTCTGGTGCGGCATGAAATCTAAATGCTTTAATAATATTTCTAACATTTGCTGCTTCTTCTGGACTTTTTGGTGTGAAGATGAAATCGAATTGAAAAGTTCTCAAATCGACACCTCTAAACAAAACAAAAATCTGTGGATTGACGGCAAATCCAGCCATACCCATTGCGATATCACCTATTCCACCTTGTCCTCCTCCCATTAATATATCGGACATCGCAGCAGCACCAAGATGTCGTAGTCCTTCCGAAGCTTTATTCTTTAGATAATCTCGTCCAGCTTGAAGCGCACCACCAGCTACTTGACCGTATTTTAATGCTTTACCCCCGGCTTCGGTTAATGATGCATCCTGCCAATCGTAATTACAAGAAAAACTCATAGAGTCTGGAATGTATAATGAGATTGCTTGAGTTATTCTCGTTTGCGACATTTTGTTCAATGATTCTTGGTCAAATGAAAATCCAAGACCAGCTAAAACATCTTGTGCTAATCCCACATAAAAAGGATTTCCTCCGGGAACTCCAGCATTACCACCAAGAGTAGTCGCTTCGGTTTGTTGATATCCGCCACCCGGAAGTCTAGAATTGTATGCTGGAGTATATACTTTGGAATAATCTACAGCCGTCGAGCCAGTTGAGGCGACATTATACGTCCCCCCAGACATGAATTTTGTGGATTTATTAACATTAATATAGAAATTCATGTAATGTCCGAAATTTGCTATATCGTCAAATTCTAGTGGATACGTTAAACTACTAAAAGTATAAGGAGATCCGTTTAAACTTTCTAATGGATTTTTTGCGTTATAGACGGGCATATTTTTCCCAAGACTTTGTTAAATAATAATTATTTATACAAAAAATATAAATACTATATTTGAAATAGATCATGGCAAGTAATAAAAGTTATCCTAAACCACAGCTTTGGCGACCTAAAAACTTCGCCAAATATAGAGGAGATTTTAATAATATTTGGGTTCGTTCTTCTTGGGAGAGAAAAGTTTTAAATTGGATGGATACAAATCCAAATGTTATTGAATATTCATCAGAAGAGATAGTTATACCATATCTTTCTCCCATTGATGGAAAATATCACAGGTATTTTCCCGATGTTTATGCAAAAATAAAAAATTCTCAAGGACAAATAATAGAATACTTAATAGAAATAAAACCTTTACATCAAACCATAGAACCAGAAGTTAAAAATAGAATAACAAAGAAATATATTAACGAAGTTTATACTTGGGGAATTAATTCTTCGAAATGGAAAGCCGCCGATAGATATTGTAAAGAAAGAAAATGGGTTTTTAAATTGATGACCGAAAAAGAAATATTTGGATTAAAATAATGAAAGATCGTTTAGATTATACAGAAATGCAAGAATTGGAGTACGAAGGAAAGATGTATCTCTTCGATCCTTTCTATTTGGGGATGGGTATGTGGTTACAAAAACTCGCTTCTGGAAGAGCAAGTCCTGTTCCAGCGCCAAAAACAATACAAAGAATATTAAATAAATTGGCTTTTGGTTATGAAGATCTACCTACTATGGCAGATAGATTTGCATCAGCAGAATCGGCAGAACAGTTAGAGAGATTGAAAAGAACTTCTGTAGAATGGTTACAAGCAAAAACACAATTAATAAGAATTGGTGCTTCTAAAATTCCAGATTCATTTTCTGGAGGCAGTATATCAAATTTTTTGGGCGGGATGTACCATTACGAATATGATCCCAAAACTAAAGCAACGCTTCCTATTTGGGATAAATACCCTTTGACAATAGTATTAGAACATTATTCAGATGGTTTTCTTGGACTGAATTTGCATTATGTATCCGGAAATGATAGAACGAATTTATTATTATCACTATTGAATAATAGATTGTATGATCCCAGTTCGGATAAGATGAGAGTTGGTATAAATTACCAAAAATTAGTCTCTGGTATTAAATCATATCCGAATTTTAAAAAATGTATAAAAAGATATCTAACTAGTCATGTAGTTGGTCGAGCATTGGAAATCAAACCACACGAATGGGGATTTTCTATATTTCTGCCTTTGGAAGAATTTATTGAGAACAAAGAGAACAAATCCAAAAAATAGGAACAAATAAATGGCAGTCGCAAATATAAATGAATTCATTTCGTCCTTTAAGACGGAATTATCTCGTCCTTGTAACTTTGAGGTTGAGATAATCCCTCCAGCAAAATTGGCAGGAGCAGTTGGTGGGGGTTCTATATCAAAATTTAGATGCGAACAGGCAGAATTACCAGCCAGAGCATTTGTTCTTATTGACCAAAAAACATATGGTCCTGTTGAACACTATCCTGTTCAAAATACTTATAACAAATCCGCAATGACATTCATTTGCGGCGATGATATGAAAGAGAAAACATTCTTTGATGCGTGGATGGAAATTATATCCGGAAAACAGCACAATGGAGTAAAGTTTGATTTTGAATATAAAGTCAATTATTGTACAGATATAAAAATAACTCAAATGTCTTTGGATGGAAAAGAATCTTATACTGTATATTTGGTAGATGCTTTTCCTGCAGAAGTATATTCAATTCCATTAAGTTGGGCGCAAATGAATGATTACAATAGATTAAATGTGGTCATTGCATATAGATATTTTAAAGTATTTCCCGCAGGTTCTGCTTCTGGAGAATTGAGTCAGGAACAACAGAGAAACCAGTTGGTAGAGTCTCTTAGTAAAAAAGCCAAAGCTAATGCAGATTTGAAGCCTCCGGTTTTACAACCACCAAAACCAGCTACCCCTCCAGAAATTGGTGGAGTTTTACCTATAGCACCAGTTGCACCACCAGTAAATACTATTCCAATAGCACCTACACCAGCACCAGCTATACCACCAGTAAATACTATTCCAATAGCACCTACACCAGCACCAGCTATACCACCAGTAAATACTTTTCCAATAGCACCTACACCAGCACCAGCTATACCACCAGTAAATACTTTTCCAATAGCGCCAGATGGAACTGGTGGAGTTTTACCTGTAGCACCACCAGTAA